GATTGTTTCAAAGAAGTCCCAAGTAACAATACATCCTTCTAGTTCAGGAAGTGAAACATGCGGCAAAAATGCTAGGCATGGACCACGTCCTTGGACACTATCAAGTAATGTTTGATACTTTAAGTTTGCTGTAAAGATATGCTTCTGCTCAGGGCGGAAGTTAGCATAGTCTGCTCTATCTTTCTGCAATGAAACTTCTTCTGGACGCCAAAAATATCCAAGCATCGTTTGGTTTAATTTATCAAACACAGGAAACTTAAATGTATCATATCTCTGCGTGTTCATATCTGCTCCGAAGAACATGTTTTGTTTTGTAAAGTCAACCTTATCAGTGTTGAATACTGTTTTCGCCATTTTAAACTTTCCTCTTTCCTATGTAGCTATGCTACTATCTTTTCTATCGTTTGTCAAGAACTAAATTGCACAAGCTTCGCACTCTTCTTCATCGTTCTCAAATTCGCCCTGCGGCAGTTGTTCTAGTGGTGCTTCGTCTTCTAGCTCACTAGGATCTGTTTTATAATCATATGTGTTCTGATAGTATGATGTCTTCCAACCTAACTTGTATGTGTTAAGTAGATCACCTATCATTACGCTCATTGGCACTTCATTGTTATCAAAGTGTGTTGGATTGTAACTCCAGTTGCCGCTAATTGCTTGGTCAAAGAACTTCTGCATCACAGCAACAATATTTATATATCCTGTGTTGTTTGGCATTTCCCATAACAAACTGTAGTGGTTCTTTAGCGTTTGATACTGTGGAACAATCTGCTTAAGAGGCCCTTTCTTGGACTTCTTAACGGACAAGAACCCTCTAGGTGCTTCAATTCCGTTTGTTGCGTTCGACACAACGGAACTGCTTTCCGATGGCATTTGTGCGGACAACGTTGAGTGCCGTAGTCCGTGTTCCTTGATGTCAGATCGTAAACCATCCCAATCATAGTTTAATTTGTTCTCCACTACTGTATCTACATCTTTCTTATATGTATCAATAGGAAGGATGCCGTCTGCGTATTTAGTACGATTAAAGTACTCGCATGCGCCGCGCTCTTTTGCAATAGTGTTACTTGCTTTTAACAAATAGTACTGGAATGCTTCTGTTAAATCGTGTACTAATTTCCATGCTTCTTTATCATCATATTTAACATGATTCTTTGCAAGGTAATGTGCTAGTCCAATATAACCTACACCTAAACTACGCCTTGCTTTTGTGCTAATCTCTGCCGCCTTAATTGGATATTTCTGGTAGTCAATAATTTCTTCTAATGCTCTTACAGCTAACTCACATAGTTCGCCTAAGTCATCTAAGTTTCTTAGTGTACCTACATTAATAGCACTAAGAATACATAATGCAATTTCGCCTTCTGGGTCATCAATATGATTAAGTGGCTTAGTTGGTAGTGTAATTTCTTGACACAAGTTACTCATGTACACTGTGTCTTTAAATGAGCTATGCGTATTTGCGTGGTCTACATTCATAATGTATATACGCCCTGTTTCTGCACGTTCTTTAACTAACGCACTAAACAGTTCCATTGCTTTGATAGTTTTCTTTTTAACACTTGTTTTACGTTCATATGACTCGTATAGTTCTTTAAATTTATCTGCATCACCAAAGTATGCTTCGTACAATCCTGGAACATCGTGTGGCGAGAAAAGAGTTATATCACCGCCTGATAACAATCTTTCATACATAGTTTTGTTTAACTGTATGCTGTAATCTAATTTACGTACACGATTATCTTCAGTACCTTTGTTGTTCTTTAGTACAAGAATGTCTTCAATCTCTTGATGCCAGAACGGAAAATGTGTTGTAGCACTTCCGCCACGTACTCCGTTTTGTGTACAACAACGTACTGTGCTTTCGAACTTCTTTAAGAAAGGAATGATACCAGTGTGCGCCACTTCGCCACCACGTATCTTCGCGTTGACCCCACGTATGCGTCCAGCGTTAATGCCAATGCCCGCACGTTGAGCAGTATACCTGCCGATAGCCATATCACTAGCAAAAATACTGTCAAGAGTATCATCACTGTCAACAAGTACACAACTTGCAAACTGGCGTACAGGAGTTCTAACCCCTGCCATGACTGGCGTTGGGATATTGATTTTAAAAAGTGAGGTCGCATCGTAGTATCTCCTTACGTAGTGCATACGTGTTTCTGCTGGGTAGTTAGCAAACAATGTTGCCGCAATCATCATATACATAAACTGAGGAGTTTCAAATATTTGGCCATTAGAACGATCCTGACAAAGGTACTTGTCAACTACTTGACGTAGCCCTGCATAGGTAAAGTTTTCATCACGCTTATGTCTTATATAACCATCAAGTGTAGCAATTTCTTCTGTAGTGTACTTTTCAAGTATCTCAGAATCATATACGTTACGCTCAATGTTAAGTTCAATGTTTTTCTGTAGTGTAATTGCATTGTACTCGCCGAATACATCTTTGTTTACACCATAACTTAATAGTCTAGCAGCAGCATACTGATAGTTAGGAGCATCTAAACTGATAAGATCGTTTGCACTTCGTACAAGTATCTCTTGTATATCACTTGTTGGCATACCATCATAAAACTGTAAGTTTGCATTCATTTCAATTTGACTACTACTAACACCAGCAAGACCTTCACAAGCAAATTCTACTACCTTGTGTATTTTATCGATATTAATGTGTTCTTTGTTGCCGTCTCTTTTTGTGATTTGAATGCCATTTGACATGTATGTTTCTCCTGTTCCTATTAAGTTTATTATTTATTGCAGTCGTGGCATTGTATAGACACGTTGCGAAATTATTTCTTTTGGTAGATCCGAAACTGAAATATGACTCTCGCCATCATACCCAATTACTCTATTTTGAATCATTAACAAATAGAAAGTTTCGTTCTTCTCTCTATCTATACAGATATGTATCTCTACCAATTCTTGTTTAAAGCGTTCTGTTAACTGTAGTGAATAGCACATTCCTAATACGGTACAGAAGGCACAATACTGATTTTCTGAAATCAGTTCCCACGGTTGAGGCCACATCTTTTGGTCCCATGGATCAGTATGAATACTTACTCCAGGTACACGCTGGTAGGCATCAATTGTGTGCTGTAGCGGATCAGGGTGTGTTTCGAGTGTAGCTCGAAAATCGTGCCACGATTGAAGCCTCTTCTCAAATTGTTCTTCAAACATACGTTTAACTTCGTGAACGTATTTTAAAAGTTAATTTTCCTGAGTCGAGTTGATTGGTATACTTTACCTGGGCACTCCACGCTGTCTCCAATTGGTTTAGTGTTGCACTAAATTGCAAACTTTCACCTAATGAATCTAGTCCACTTATATCGTAATCATCCATAATACTAACGCTGTTACTCTCTCTGTTTACAAACACAGTCAAAGTTCCTGATCTTGAAAACACTCTTGAGCCAACATCAGTTTTATACCAGTAGTCAATATCAAATGACTTAGTACTATCTGCGGGCAATCTAAACAATAGTTGTGGTGTGCCAATTTGGGCAAGGTCAACTTGTTCAGTATATTCGTGTTCATAAAACGCAGGTCCTTCAACCTCTGGAATATATGGTTTACTAACTATATACGCCTGATTAATACTTAAATTATACGTTCTATCAAACTCATTGTCAACTGAAATATTGCCTGATTCTCCAAATTTTATTATACTGTGAGCAACAGTTGTTTCACTTCCGCCATTGTTACCAACACTAGGACCAAATCTGTTATTGATGCTAGAGTTACGTGTACCATTTTCAATATGAATTGCTTGTTGCTCTATGGTCTCAAAGTAACACTCTCTAATGTTGTTGTCGGTTGCGTTGAATTGAGTTGCATCTGGTGTTACACCTAATTCAATTGCTTTAGTAATGTTAAAGAACTTACATGAGTCAAATTCATTACGTGATATATTACTATTGCTTACTATGGCTTTACCTATAGAAACAAATTCACAATCAATGAATCTATTAAACTCTGATCTTACAGCATTACTTTTACTTCTTATTTCAACAGCTGGGTTAGTTGCTGTGTTTAATATTTTATTACCTTCAAACTTTACATTTTCAAAGCGACTGTCACGACAACTATTTAATTGTAGTAATGCCGCGGTATCTTCTGATTCTGTTTGAAGTGTACAATCTTTAAATGTAATATACCTTGCACTGTTAGCATATGACATTGTGGGATCATCATTTGGAATAGTAGTAGATACTACGCCTGTGTAAGTTGTATCGCTTGATATAGTCTTAAACATATTAAAGTCGCCTGTCTTAATAAAAACAGTTTTCTCTTTACCTGCTCCAACTATAGTTGCGTAAGGTGGTATGTTTATTGTTGAACTTATTCTATATATACCTGCTTCAACATGTAGTATTACTCTGCTCTGCGGATTGTTACGTGTTGATGGTTTTAGGTATAGTTCGTATAATGCTTTTTGTAATGCTACAGTAACATCTGAACCGTCACCTGCACATCCAAATGAACGAACACTTACAATATCGTCGAGTCTAGAATTAAGTGTACGCTCTACAGAGATACCTTCGCCAGTGTCAATACTACCTCGTTTGTAAGAATATGTACCAACTAGTTCGAACAAGTCATCATGTTCGGTAAGTATCTTTGAATTGCCTACTTGAGGTGCGCCTTCTGCAACACTGCCATTGCCGATGTAAAGTTCTTGTTCGTCAACTGCCCAACCAAATTCACCGCCAGCAAGTTGCGGGATACCTGATCCTTGATTTGCTTGTCCCCTACGGACTTGTATACGACTGATTTGTACTACGGCCACTGCGCTCTCCTAAGTTGCTTTCTATAATGTATTTATGCTTGTTTCTCATAATACATTTCGCAACGCTTCCACCACTCCTGCGCCCACTCATCAAACTCATCTGGCCATATATCAAACTGTTGATAATCTAAATCACGTGAACACATAAAGATATGTCCTTCACGTATGTTTGTGCCATGTACTTCGTTGTGTGCTAATGCGTATGCAGTAAGTTGTAGGTAGTAGTCATACACCCACTCAGGTTTCTTAGGTTTGTTAGTTTGTTTAAAGTCCATTATGCAAGGCTGACCTTTGTATTGTCCTACTAAGTCAGTTGTTCCTGCATAGATGCCCGGAACATATAAAGGAACTTCACTTCCCCATATCTCATCTACATCACCCATTGCTTCGTCACGTATAACACACGCCATTGAGTGTGCTTTTTGTGCATATGGATTGCTACCACAAGTTGGCCATTCGCCAAACTCTATATAATCTTCAAGGTATTTGTGCATACGTGTACCCACGCCTGCCGCTTCAGTTACAATCTCTTGTGCTTTCTTTTCGCCTACACGTTTGCGCCATGCAATTAAGTGTGACTTATCTTTTGTAGCGTCAAGTATAGTTGTTACACTTGCTACAGGTACACCGCCTGGTGCAGCATACTTACGTTTACCGTTTACTTCAACTCGCTTGAGTCTTTCGTATTTGTACTTCTCTATAATTAAGCTCAATCTTTAGGTTCCTTTGGTAATTCTACGTCATAGTCTTCTAGATGAATACGTTGCATGCCAAATGGGTCTGACATATATGGCTCGACTCCCGAGTTCGGATCGTCTACTCCAACAACAGCCGTTACTTCAGGGATCATACCAGTAAGAGTTCTTTCAATCCCCTCTTTTAAAGTCATTGAAGACATAGCACAACCAGAACAAGCACCGCTCATTTCAAGTGTTACAACTCCGTCATTGTAATCAAGGTAATTTACTACGCCACCGTGTCCTGCTACTGCTGGCTGAACATATATTTCTAATACTTGTTTAATATTTTCAACAGTTGAATCATATGTATTTTTATCAGTCATAAAAAAGCTCCTATTAATGTATATAATAACACCAAATAAGAGCTCTGTCAACCGTTAATTTAAAGTCCAGCACCCACGTCAGTTGCTCGCTTTGCCATGTCACCAACAGTGTCAGCATCACTTGGCTCAGTGCTACCTACTTGATCCATAGAACTATCGTTAATAGTTACACCTTGTGGATCAAACTTAACTAACTTTTGGAGTTGTGGATTGCTATCGTAAGTTGCTTTGAATGAATTGTAATCAAACTGTGGTACGCCAGCTTTTTTCATATAGCCATTAAGTTTGTCCCACGTAATAGTGGTTCCAGGCTTAATTGTTTTGATTATTTGTACTAGTGTACCAGACTCGTCTAATGCTTCGGCTATTTTAGCTTTTTTTTTGAACGCTCTACTGACTCACGCTTTTCTCTGCCAGCTTCTTCTTCGCCGCCAGCAGCCGCATCGTCTGCACCAAAGTCATCGCCCATGTCATCTAAAGGCTCATCAATACCTGGCTCTAACTCATCAGTAGGTTCCATGTCGCCTAAGTCGCCCATGTCATCGTCGCCCATTGGCTGTTGCATGTCGCCTTCACCAGTTAGCATACCAACACCACTTGTTAGTGCTGCTCTTGTGCCTTCCATTTCAGCATATAGTTGCTCTAATGCAGGCTTAATAGTATTAGTAAATGACTCAGCTTGCTCACTACCCATCTCGTCTCTAATAGCATCTGCTAGTTCAAGCATTGATTCAGTTTGCATTTCTGCTGTGTCTTCCATCCAACCAGTAACTCTGTCAACCATGTCTTTGGCTGCCATTACTAATTCAGCTTTGTCTTCTTCGCCTTCAGTAATAGTTGCTTCAAGCATTGGTTCGTCAATGTCAGCTCTTTCGCCAATCTCAGCATTAAGTACATCTAGGAAAAGTTTTGACTTTTGATACGCTGGATTTTGAGTTGAGTTAAAACTTTCCTTTGTTTCAACTTGACTAAGTGTTGTTCTTAATTTGTTTTGGGCATCTTGTAACTGTCCAAGTGTAAATTCTTCTAAGTTTAGACGCTGGCCAAACTTCTTAGCTAGGCTTTCGTTCAAGCTCTTTGCTGTAATTGGTTTTGAAATTTCTCTTATATTCATTGTTCAACTTTCCTAAATGTTGTTCTTTGTACATTTATTTATCATTTAACACAGGATTAGTTCATCCAGTTGATTCTTGGCATCTTGTGCTAATGAGTAACTTATATCGAATCTAGTTTCTAATACTTCGTATTTAGATCCGTCCTTTGTTCGTTTCATTCCGTGATTGTAAAAAACACAATCTTGATAATGCTTACTTAATATATCATCTAACTTTTCTACAGTTCTAACTAAACTTCCTGTTTGATCACTTGCGTGTACCTTAGCAAAAGCAATAGCACTAGTCTTAGCAAAGAACTTACCTGCTTGTATATTTTCTGCTACATCATATACTAACCAAGCGCCAGCTTTCTTACTGTATCTAACTACATAGTTCTTGATACGTATGGAATTACCTTTTACTACCGGTAGAGGGTATTCTTTTAACTTGTTGTTAATTAAATTTTCTAATTGACTAGCTAAGTCCGAAATCATTTTGCACCACCATTACTATGTTGTCCCGAAGTACTTTACTTACAAGACTTTTCCTTATCAAGTTCTCAATTATGACTTGTTCTCTAGGAGAAAAGCCTTGTAGGGGTTGCACAGGTTTTACTTTATTCAATACCTCTGCTTCCTCGTTTGATAGAGCTATACTAAAGCTCTGAATTAACTCGTTCAGTTTCATTGTGGTGCAACAACTACCTTGTCACCTCTTTTGGCTTGCATAGCCGGATTAGGTTTTTCGCCAGGTTGTTGTTTCTTTGTCATTGTGACCTTTTTGGTCTTTGGATCTTTTTGTAATGCAGTAGGATTCTTCTTTAGGTCGATCATTGTTTTTGTGCCGTCTCCGTGATCAACTTCTGCCGACTGTCCTGGCTTAAGGTTTTTTATAATAGAAGGTTTCATTCCTTGCATTTCTGTTATTTCATTAATTTTCATATTATATCCTTTTTGCCTTAGACTTTTTACGGTTAGTCCTCATGCTTATGTTTACCTTAGGTAACCTACGTGAAGCAGGATTTGCTCTTTTAGTTCTTGCTGTTTTAACAGCCTGGCGCTTGGCGCCTGCTCTTTTTACTTTTTTAAGTGTAGTTGCCTTCTTAATATTCTTTGGTGCTGTACATGTTGACATCTTAGCAACAATACGTCCTTTACGTGGACCACTACTACATCTGTATTTACGAGTACTCTGGTTGCCTTTACGTCCATAAATGGATGTTGCACCTTCGTCTATACTTATTGATGTTAACTCTCGTAAGTACATTAGATTCTCTTTGCCTTACCTGCCTTATTAAGTTGAGCAACTCTACGGCTTGCTGAATTAGTGCGTTTAGTCTTACGTGCTTTACGTGACATCTTGGCACCTAGTCTTGCTTTTGTAACCTTAAGTTTCAAACGTTTCTTTATGTCAGGTCTTGCAAAGCATTGTGCAATGTTAGACACAATACGTCCATGCCGTGTGCCGCCAGCACATCTAAACTTACGAACAACCTTGTTGCCACGTTTAGCCCATGCCATCTTAGCTTCGTCTAGTTCTTCTAGCGGTAAGGTAATCTCTCTTAATAACATATAGTTATTTAGTTGATTAATTAACGTTTAATAATATAACGATTATTGTTGATAATAAACCAGCAACGATTGTGCCAGCTGTTCCGATAAGCACTTTAGTCAATGATGTTTGACCCTCTGTGATATCTCTGTGAATGTCTTCTACTTTTTCTTCGATTTTGCCTAAGCGGCCTTCAAGTTGTTTATATCTTTCTTGACATAAATCAACATGTGCTTCTAAATTTTCTTTTTCTAAACTGGTGGCTTTAGCCATCTCTATTTCTCCATTAACTCTGCTCAAGAGTTTTGTTAAGTAAACTCGTAGTTCGCCTTAAAATAAGATTGCCTTCAGTGCCTTGTATACTTTTATTTATCATACTTTTGCAAAAACAATGTTGTTATATTGTGAATCGGTTGTTTGAAATACATGTTTATTGAATGTGACAGTTTCGCCTAACTCGTTAATAAAAGGTACCAAGTCATAATCTTGTTTTAACAGTTCTAAATCAACGCCACCCTCACGCTCTATTTCAAATTCTACAGTCCATACAGTATGCTTGCCAGTATACTTCTTTCCAAATTCTTTAGTGTCTTCTTCATTACTTGTTACTACAACAGATACAGGATTGCTTCTTAGGCCTAACGTATTAAACATAGTCATATAGTTTTGGTGTTGTTTATACATATACCTATCTTCTGTTCTACGTGCATGTGTAGGTGTAATGTCGACAAGTGTCTTTAATGTAAATCTCATACTATTACTTATAGCCATAAAAAAAGGCCCACTTAAAAAGTGAGCCTTTTGATGTGACGCCTTTATAACATCACGGTTCCTAAAGGTAGCTAGGAATTCTTATGCTAAGTCGCCTGCTGTTAGTGTGATAGCTGCTACAGTTGATGTTACACCTGTTGCTGTATCTACTAATGCTTTAACAGCTGCTGCTACGTCTGTGTCAGTGTTAGCTGAAACATATGCGTTTGCTGTTGCTGAGTCAACCATTACACATACAATGTTGTTAGCTCTTTCGCCAACGTGTACAACGCTCATTTGTGTTTGAATTGCACTAATTGCTTTTGAAAGGTTACCTTGTGTAAAAGCTGCTACGCCGTCTACAGATGCTGTATCTGCTGTTGCTACGTTTGTTCCTGTAATCTTAAGGATGATTGGATCATATCCATAAAAACTACCTGCGGTTGTTAAACCATTTACTTTTGCTTGTGTTGCCATTTTATTTCTCCTGTTTAATATAAAATTGAAGAGTGTTACCTCTTCGGCTCTAATGACACTATTCGTAAGCTCTTTACGAAGTGCTTATTATTATTTAGTCTTTTTACAAAAAAAGGGCTATTATCAGCCTTTTTTGGCTCTCTGATGTAGTAAGCGTAGCATTTGAACGTATCCAGGCCCTGCTGTAACTATATCATCAAGCATTTTAAGTGCTGGCAAGTACCCTTTGACCATTGAACTTGGTACCGACTTGCCATTTAATGCTAGTTCTAAAAACTTCTTTGTGAGCATCATATTACTCTGTCCTACAATCATTCTATAAAGAAGTAAGTCTCTTGCTTCAACACGCTGTTCAATGCGGTCAAATGCTCCTTCATCTAATTCTTCTAGATCGTTGAATACTAACTGTAGTTCATCTAACTTCTCAAGTAGCTCTACAGACTCTTTGTCCGGAGATATATCTTGATCGTTTTCTAATGCTCGGATAAAATCCATTACTTGCCTCGGGCCATTGCTCTTGCTTTTGCGTCAATCTCGTCATCACTTGGACCAGCGTCAAAATCATCTTCTGGCTCATCTACTGGTTCTGGATCTTTAACTACCGGCTTAATTGGGCCAGTCTTTTTAGCAAGTTCAATAAACTCCATTGCGTCCTGTTTTGAACACCCACTATCTTTTAGTAGTTCAGGCAAGGTACGTGGTCCCCACGTTGTGCCAAAGCGTGTTAGCGCATCACCAAATGCAGACATTCTATTTGACTTTGCAATTTCTTCGTCTGATGTAGTTTTTGTTATCTTCATCTTTGCACTTAGGTCCATTAGTGTGCGGCCCATTGTTGCAAAGTGTTTTGTCTTAGGATCATCACCGTAGTTAGATTCTGTTACTATCTCATTCATTTTCATTGTATTAGTTTCCTTTTAGTTCGGTTGCCATCTAGAGCGTGGAACCAATTTAATCTTTGATTTTTGAGCAACGTAACCTTCACCGCCGCGTTCGTCGCCTGTTGATGCTTTAATGTCTGCATCAGCATCGTCTAGTTGATCTATAATATCATCCTTTGCTAACATAATTTGTTTTACCAAACCAAATATAGCTAGAAGTGCTTGTGGCGACTCGTTATGCATTGCCTGTATCTTTGCCTGCTTGTTAGCACTAACCTTACTAGTGCCTAGCCAATCAAAGAATCCTTTTTCAATATTCTGTAATTGTTTTGTTCGTGTCATATGATTAACATAGGTATAAATTATGTTCTTCATATCACTTAACCCTTTCACTGGAGCAAGGAACGAATCAATTAATTTTCCATTCTTTTGTACCAGCTTACGTATACTATCTGTTTCGCCTGACTTCACAGTTGGCTGATGTGATACATAAGTTTGCCCTAGTACTACAACATCTTTACTGTTTAGTTCACCTACTTGGTTAACTGGCTGTCCGTCTTTGTCTCCAAAGGCATTATATCTTGTGTGTACTGTAACTCCTACTTTAGACTGTGCTATACGTTTACCTATATCGCTGTTAACGTCTACAGTATAAGTTACTTTGTTTGGTGTAAATTGTATTTTACCATCTGTTATTGTGTATGGATTACCTGGATGGTATAATAAGTCTCCGTATACATATTGATTTGTACTTGGTGGAGTTGAGCCTTTTAGTATGTCAAATATCTGTCCCATATCATTGCCAAACTTCTCACGCCATTGTTCGCCTTTGCCACTGTTCTTGATAAACTTAGAAAGGTCAGCGGATGATGTTGAACGCTGTCTTCCCCAGCCATTCTTACCAACCATAACAAACTCACCATTGTCTTCACGTCCCCAATAGATAGTTGGATTACCGTCCCACTTAATGGCAACGTCTGAACTATCTGTTCCTAGGGTGTCTAGTATGTCTGCGGCTTTGTTCGCACCCTGTGACCCATCAACAAACACTAGGTCCTCTAAGTGTTGATACTCTCGGCCAACTTTTGCTTCTGTTAATATACGGAATTCACCAAATCTCATTTTACTAATACGCTCGCTAATGTAACAATTCTATTTATTTGCTTGTCGGCTAATGATTCAAATGTTGACTCAGGTACTTGTTTACCTGCCTTCTCCATTGTTTCTTTCCAGGGAGCAATAAGCTCTTCGTAGTTTGGATCTTTCTTTAAAAAAGCAAGCATTGATTCTACAGTAATTGTATCAGATTCTTTTGCTCCTTTGCCTAGTAGCATAGGTGCAATATCATTCCAGTTAGAAGCAACTACTTCATCGCCTTGTGCAGGATCAACTAAGCCGAACTTAGGACTAAATTTTAAGCCTCGTCCTCTTGCAATACTTGATAACAATATAGCTCTGTCTGTTCCGCCAAACTGTGGGGTGCCGCCTCGCTTTGCTCCACGTTGGAACTCTGGGTTGTCAGTAAACATAAAGTCTGTTTGCACATAACCATTCTTGGAGTTGCCTGCAATAGGTGTACGGAAATGAACTTGATCGCCTGCATTATGAATCCAACCGTCTGTCTTCTTGCGGCCTTTGTTCATGATAGCTTCGTCATCAATGCCTTTTGATTTTAACCAACTAGTAAGTTTAGCAATCAATTGTTCTTTGCTAATTTTACTTGCGTCTGTGTTTAAGTCTAAGTCGCCGGAACTATTCTTTTCAAACTCTCCATCTGGATCGTTTTTCTTACCTGTTGTACCTAACCAATCTTCTTCATCGTATACTAAGCCTGTAATCTTTTCTATAAAGTCTATTGAAGCTTGTACGTCTTTGGTTGCAATACGCTGAGTAAGAGGTCCTTGCTCGGATTTAAATATGTTGCCACCTTCTTTAAGAATCATTTTTCTTACTCTCCATTATTCTGTTTATGCTTCTTTTAAACTTACGAGGATCGCCTGATTTAATACTGTTAATAAATCTGCGTTCCAACTCGGATGCATTATCTTGATCATATGTTCTATGTATCATATTTAATAAGTTAATAGAGCTTTCAATGATGTTACTTGCAGATGCTTCGATCAACAAGTCGTTATCCTTGGGTCTACCAATATTATTAAGTTCATCCAGGATACTTCTAGTTTTTTTACGCATTAGTTTACTTTCCTATATTTGTATTTAGTTACAATAACAATAAATAAATGTACATAATGGAGGGCACAATGAAAGGTATACAAAAATTAAGTTTTTTAGAAAGATCATTATTATTCGCTAAACTATCACAAGTAGCATATAATAACATAGACGATGCTAAAAAGCAAGCAAAAGAATTAGGTTTCACAACTATTGAGTTTTATGACAAAGACGGAGCACAAGCATATCGATTTATGAACAAGACAGATCTTGTTATTGCTTGTAGAGGAACACAACCTACAGAATTTAATGACATCAAAGCAGATTTAAAAGCCCTACCAGTTCTTGCAGAAACTATGAGTCGAGTACACAGAGGTTTCAAAGCAGAAGTTGATGAACTTTGGCCAATGGTCGAAGAAGATGTATTACGTAAAACAAACTTAAACAAGACACTTTGGTTTTGTGGACATAGTTTAGGAGCGGCAATGGCAACTATAATGTCTAGTCGTTGCAAACATAATATTGAACTAAATGACCCAGTACAATTATACACTTATGGTTCTCCTCGTGTAGGTTGGAAAGGTTATTGTGATAATATATGTGTCGAGCATAATAGATGGAAGAACAATAATGATATTGTTACTAGTGTTCCTCCAACGTTTATGGGATATAAGCACCACGGTACTAAACACTACATCAACGCCTATGGTAATGTCCGTAATTTAACTTCATGGCAACGAATCAAAGATAAGTTGCGTGGACTATGGATGGGTATTAAGGCTGGTAAGGTAGATTCATTTAGCGATCACAGTATTGATGAATACATCAAACACATTGAAACAGCGTTAGGAAAATAAACTACTAACGCTTTCTTCGTTTGACACTCTACGTATTGCTTCACCAAACAAAGGCGCGACACTAACCTGTCGTGTCTTTTTACAGTTCTTAGGACAACGATCGTTGATACTATCTGTAACTACTAACTCCTCTAACACACTCTTTTCAACCTTGTTACATGCTTCGCCTGACAATACACCATGTGTAATATAAGCACGAACTGACAATGCACCTGCGTCCATAATTGCTTTGGCCGCACTACATAATGTTCCGCCTGAGTCAACAATGTCGTCAACTAGAATAGCATGTTTGCCTTCAA